TTTTTTCATAGTTTAAATTTTTTAGTTATTATATTATTAAAGCCACATATTAATTTATGTGGCTTTTTTATTAACCTAAACTTGCATTTGCAACTATATTCCTATCTAAACTTTGAGCAGTTGTTACATTGTTAGCAACTACATAAGCCTGAACGGGTTGCTGATTTCCTAAAGTTTGAGCAATTTGATTCACTCCGCTATTACCTACCACGTTGAAACTTGGAGCAGGAGCACCACCGCTTGGAGAATTCGCACCACCTGAACCTCCTGCTGAACCACCACCAACTGCTGATAACGCTTTTGCAGTTGCAGCTAAATTTGCAGCTATTCCAATACCAGTTGATATATTGTTAAAAGCTATTACAGGTGCTGCACTTGCACCGCCTGAAGCAATTGCTTGTGGCGTTGCTAATGCTCCAATATTAGCTTGATTATTTGCTATAATCATTTTACCTATACCAATAGCACTTTCAGCAATAATAGCAGCCTTTTGAACACCCTTACTTTTTTCAAATAAACCTTTAAGAAGTCCTACGCCTTGTAATGCAACATCTAATCCTTGTTGTTGTATAGCGGCTTTTTGTTCCTCTTTTGCTCTTTCAATTTCAACTTCTTTATCTGCTTTTGCTTTTAAATCTTCTTGTCTTGCAATTGCTTTTTCAGCTTCTGCATTCCAATAGGCATCCTCTTTTTCTTGGTCTTCTTTTTTAAATTTATCAGCAAGCTCTTTTTCTTTTGTGCGTTGTGCTTCTTTTAATGCAGTTGTATCTTTTCCGTATTTTTCCGCTTCTGCAATTAAATCAGTATATTGTTTTTGAACTTGTAATAATTCTTCTGCTCTACGTTCCGCTTCTGTATCAATTTCGCCCTGTCTAATTCTTTCAAGTGCATCCGCTTTTTGTTTTGCTAATTCAATAGCTTTATCGTTAGCTTCTTTTTGTTTTGCAGTTGCATCTTTCGCTGCTTGTGCGTCAATATTATTTAAAGATAATTGTAAACCTGCTTTATCATTCTTTAATTTTTCTAAACTTTTTTTAGCTTCATCTTGTACCTCTTTAGCTTTTTTCTTTTCGTTTTCAGGGTCAAAAATTAAACTCGCACCCTTATCAATTAAATCAGTAAAACCTTGTGCTAAACCAAAATCTTGCCCTAATGCTTTACCTACTGCATCAACTCCCTCTAATAATAATGTTAAAGGCGTTTGAATGAATCTAATAATACCCGTTAAAATATCTTTGTTTCTTTGCGACGCTGCTATTTGTGCTTTTGCGGTTATTTCGTTTTGAACAATTTGATTTTCAGTAGCTTTTATTACTTGGTCTGTTTGAGCAATCTTTAATTTTAAAATATCCTTTTCAGATTTACCTTGTAACTTTAAAATATTTTCTTGCCCACCTATTGCATCAAGTTTGCCTTGTTCAGCTGTTAAATTTGTAGCAGCTAATTCGTTCAGTTTTTCTTGTTCACTACTTACACCACTAACTGCTCCTTTTATATCATCCCAATAAGCTACAACTGCCCCTAAAGCTAAAACTAAAAGACCTATACCCGTAGCAGCTATACCTGTTCTAATTCCTGCAAGTGCTACTTTAGCAGAAACTCCTAATGCTCTAAAAGATACCATTCCCTCACGAATACCACGAACGCCCTCGGCAAGTGCCATAGCTCCGTTAACTTTTACTAATGCTTCTTCAAGTTTTTGACTCTCTCCGCCTGTTAAAGCCATTACACCCTGAACACCTGCAAAAGTAGAAGTAAGACCTTGTAAAGCACCGCCTAATTTTGTGTCAAATGTCGTAGCTGCTGCATCAACAACCATATCCGTTTGCATTTGCACTTTACGATAATTACCAACAGAAGAAAGTAAATCTTTGTACTCCTGACTTGCTGATTGACCTGCTAAAGCTAATTCGTAAAGTCTATCTTCTGCCTCACCCATTCGAGCAGTTAAAGGTTTTAAGTCGCCATAAACTTCCTCAAAAGACGCATCAACGCTTTTAACTGAATTATCAACTTTCTTTAGTGCCTTATCTAAATTATCTAAACCGCCTACTGCTTGGAGCGTGTTAACATCAATTTCTATCGTTTTTGTAATTGCCATTTTACTTGGTTTTTAAATTCTTGTAGGTTACTTGGTATTTTATATTTTCCTTTTGCGATGTCGACCGCTTCGCTTGTTCCCAACTTTTGGAATTCAAGCATTTCGATTATTAGTTTAAGCATTTTGTATAATTGGTATTTCTATGTCGTTTATTGTTCCTAATTCATCTTCCCATTTTCCTGTAATATATCCTATACGTTGAGAACCCGTTGTGTTTTGTGATATATCTACTCTAATAGTTGTGTCATTATAATAGTCCGTAGGTATGTAATCAATCCACCCATAAAGCGACGCTTGTAACGATATAACGGGGCTTACATTACGCAATAATAATACTTCAATAGTCTGCTCTGTATTATCAACTTCGTAAAATGGTTCAAAAGCAAATCTATTTCCTATCGGTACTTCGCCACTACGATAATCAGTTAATAATTCTAACGTAGTTTCGCCACTTGTTAAATCAGTTGTTAGCTTGTTTATAGTGTATTTCTTATCTCTTATGATAATTCTATCATTCAACTTAATATCAATTAACTCTACTGGATTAAAATAGCATTTAACAATAACTAATCTACTTTTTATGTTGAATATATTACCTAAATAGTTTTCGTAGTGTCTTTTGTAAAGTCCGTTTACTACATTCGATAAAAACCACGTGCTGATTTCTTCACCCCAATTTAAAGTTAAAATAGTTCCGTTACTATAATCGTTTGAAAATCTTCTGTATTGAGTTATATGCTGATGTCCGCCCGTTGTTAAATGAATTCTAATATTTGGAGTTACTGTCTGAACTCCATTATCATACATCAATAATGGCTTTGGTAAATAGTTAGCTAAATCAATCTTTTTAAAAGTTATCGTTTGAAAGTTACTATTTGATTTACGTTCATACATTGCATTTTCAAAAGGTAACTCAACACTAAAAGTTGAACTTTCTAAACTATCAATTTGCTCGTATGCTAAATCACCATAAGCAAAATTACGAGTTGATAAAAACAAGTCATTAAACTTTGTATTTAATATATTTTCCGAAGTTTGATATTTGAAATTTATATTTTTATACATCGAAGTTTTCTTTAAATCAATTTCATCTGTTATTACATTTGCTGAAATATCATTATAACGCCCATCGTTGTAATATAATTCTAAAGGAATCAACTCGTAGGTTGTTTCATCTATTGGAATAATTACAAGGTTAAACATTTTGATTAAACCCGTAATTAAATCAATCAATTTTAAGTCAGGTGCGTAACTGCCTATGTCAATAGTACTTCCAATAGTTTGACTTGTACCACTTGCTGTAAAAACAGTGCCAGTCGTAAATCCTCTATAATAAGTTAATGTACTTGTGAAAGACATACCTGCTTGCCCTTGAATAGCTATTGTATATTTATCGTTTACGTTTTGACTTGTAATAGCGTGACTTATAAAAGTATCATTACTATTACCGATTACACCTGCATACGTTCCGTGTAACGCACCATTTTTATAAATTAATATATCATATGGTTGAGTGCTTGCAGTTGTAATTTGTAATTTTACCCTTCTATTATTATTAAAACCGCTTGTAAATTGTGTACCTATTTCATTAGTAGTTAAATTAATTTCTGTATCAGTCCCACCTGTCTTACTTGTGAAATTTACTTGTAAAGGTGTTAACTTTTGGCTAAAACTTTCAGCGTTTTTAAACAACATCCATAACTTTGTAAATTGTGGATAATCTAAAAATGCACCCGTAAAATTTAAATCGTATTTTGTTGCTATTCTCGATAATATTTCAGACAAAGGTATTGCTGGAAATAAACTATTCCAATAAATAGAACCAGTATTAGTTGTAATATCATTACTTCCACCCGTATTATAATCGTAAATCCTATCGTGTGCAAATAAAGGATAAGCTACTCCTAATGTCGGACTTGTTATCCTATTTATAACTTCTGTACTTGTAAACGTGTGATTTAAAGAACTAAAATCTAAATTAGCTAACTTATCCTCTTTTAAAATATCCTTTATGTTCTTTGCCTTACCATAAAATACAATTGAATAAGCGTCTAACATTCCGTTTTTATACTTGACATCGTTTAACGCAAATGCACCATCTCTAAAAGTACGTGTATCTATTTCAATATATCCGTTGTATTTTACCCTATGGTCAAATCCACCATCAATACTACTTTCGTACCAATGTTTAAATATTTCGTTATTAGTTGTACTTGCCGGAATAGTAAAACTTTGAGTAAAATCAGTTTTGGCTTTTGAGACATCGGCAATATCTTGAACAGATGAAGTAACTGAAATTTTTTCATCGTCAAATAACTCAATTCTTTTCGCTATTTCATCTATGTAAATGTAAAGTGCTACCATTATATCACGTCGTTTATTAGTCCGTAATTATATTCAAACTCAACCTCGTAATTTATATTTCTATCTTTTAAATGCGTCTTAATATCAGCACTTTGTGATTTTACTATTGCTGGTTTATTGTCTAATAAAACAACCTGACTTAAAAGTAAATCTTGAATTAACTCGGAATAATTTTCATCTACCCAACCCGTATTGCATTTTACTTTTTGCTTACCTTGAAAGTTAAACCTTTGTTTTTGTCCTTGTAACGGATTGTAATCTATTGATGAAGGTAATAGGTTATAATCTTTTGAAGTTACATCTATACCTTGTTGATTCGCTTTAAAGAAAGTAAGGAATTGCCAACCACCAAAACGATTAATAAATTTACAAACTATTGGCGTGTATTTTGGTTCGCATAATTCTTCAGCGTAAAAGAAATCAGATTCTACATTTTCTTCTTCTTCCAATATTGGAAACTTCCACATTCCACGTTCAGTTACATTAACATACCCATAAGAAGTATCATAGTTTTCAATTTCTAAAAAGAAGTTAACATAATTAGTATCAAAATCCTTAACATAATTTTTAATATCTGAATTGAATAATGGTAAAATATCTGCAGTTGTGCCTTGATTATAACCGTTTGTATAATTAGTATATCCATTCAAACATACATAAGTTTCGTCATCTAACTCAACATCATCTGAATAACGGACTACTTTCATATAACACCACGTATCAAATTCTTCTTCTGCTGGTGCTGATACGTTTATACCTGGTGCAATTGGTCTAATAAATGCTACTGCAAAATTAGATACATTCCACGCTATATCAGTTTGTGATGGACTTGCTACTGCTTTACTTAAAGTATAGTTTGGAGTTGTTGGTTCTGTATCGCCTTTGTTCCATAAAAAAACCTCAATCTTTGCGGAAGTTTGACCGACCTCGTTAACCTCGATAAAATACGGACTTCGAATAAATATTTTTTTCATTTTTTATTAATTGTATATTGTAAAAATTGTTCTACGTCTAAACCATAAACCTCAACTAATTCATCAGGTAACCTTTCAAATGCTTTCTCAAATGGTTTAGTAAAAAATAAACTTGGTTTTATACCATTCTTAAAAATACCTCTTGTAATTAAAAAAGCAGTTGATTTATAACTCATAAACTTTCCCGTTTCTTTATTACGAAATTGAAATCTTCTTTTTGTAACCCAATCTTGTATAGGTTTCAAAGGCGGTCTTTTGCTTTTATAACTAAATGGTGTATCGTATTTCTTTTGCGTTCCGCTTACTCCTTTGTCTTGAAACGTTCCGTAATCTTCCATTAAAAAAGCCATTCTAAAACTATTCGCACCTACTTCAATTTCTTTATCTAAAGAGTTATAAAGTTTTTTGTCAACGTTTTTACCTTGCTTTGTTAAATTGCTTCTACTTTGCTGAATAATATATTTAGCAAATGCGTTTAAATATTCCTTTGTGTTTGTATTTGTTAACATATAGTCATATCATTACGAACTACAACATCGAATGTTAACGCCCAACCTGCTAAATCATTTTCAAAACGTTCTGTAAAAGGTTCAAAATTTGGGCTACCTGTTAACTCCCAAAAATCATTTCTTAAATCACCACGATTTAACCTATCCATAACTCGAACTCCTAAAGCTAATTGTGTATTCCAAACATCAACTTTATTACTTTCGTCTTTTTGATTAAGTAAATCCATTAAAAGAATAGTAACATTAAATTGTATTACGTTCCCCTGATGCGTTGCCGAGTTAATCATAATATGCGACAAAGGAAATAATGTCCTTTTAGCTAAATCTACTTCGAAAATGTCACCCTCTGTAACTGTATTAACAAAAGGTTCATCAAGTAACGCTTCTTTAATTTTATTTATTAAACTATATACCATTTCTTTTTATGTTTTTTATTTCTATTTCTGTTTTTTCTTTTTCAAAACTTAACCACATCATTAATTGAGTGATGGGAATTCTTGTAACGGCATCAAATTTGAGTACATCTCCCTGAGCTGCTGCGTACAAAGATTGATACCAACCCCATTTTTTTCCAAAATGTTCTTCGCTTGTTCCGATTGTTCCGCTTCGTTCTGTATAAAGTCCGCTAAACCGTTCACGCAATCGTTGAGCAAAGTCCAAAAAAAAAGCATAGAACCAAGTGCAACATCCAAAGGCATGTACTTTAAAACTTCTGCCATATCTTGCGAATCTTTATTGTATTCTTCAATAGTATACAAAGATTTTGTTTTGTTTTTTATCGGTCTATAAAGCACCGCCATAGCTTTATGTAATGTTTGCGTATCGCTTAAATAACTTTCCAAATCAATATACTCACCAGAAGTAATATCTTCTAATTTCGGTATGAATCCAAACTCATAAACTCCTAACTTAAACGTATTAGTTAGTTTAGGTTTTTGTTTTAATAAATTATTTAAGTGCGTTAATATTTCGCTTACTTCTGCTATTCTAATTCTTGCAACGTCTTTTAATTCTATGTTACAAAATATTTCAATTGTTTTTTGATTAACAAAATCGCTCGGTTCATTATTTGAAATTAACTTCTCAAATCTTTGATATTGATAAAGAGTTATTTCGTTTAGTGTTTCAGGTATCGTAATATTTATTTTCATATTCTTTTATTTAAAAACAAGGTTTTAGGTTTTTTGTATAAAGTAAAAAAGCAATACGTTAAGATTGCTTACTTTTAATTATTTCTACATTATCAAATCTTATATTTTCATATTCTTTATTTATATCTAATTCTAAAAAAATAAGATATCTGTTATATATTTTTTCTGAAACTATTATAGATTGATTGCTGCCTATCATTTTAGATAGTTCGTTTATTATTGTATAATCTTTCATAATTTTTATATTTGATTTGTTGCTGTTTGATATGCTTGAATTAATTTTTTAATTTCGCCCACGTTTCTTGGTAAGTTTATTTTAATTTGTCTACCTGTTTTTTTAAGTAGATATATTTCAACTACTGCTATCATTTGTCCGTATGTAGGTTGATTAGTAGACATAGTAATTACCTTTATTTGGATTGTCTAAATGATACGTTACATTGTATCGTATTGCATCAATAGCGTGATTAAATGAATCAATATATAATTTACTTCCTTTATTTAAATAAGCGTAATTATTAAACTCCTTTGCTATATTACTACTACTTTCATCTACTATAATATCAAAGTCCAACATCATAGTTACACCGCTTTCAATAGTTCCTTTTTTAATTGGTTCAATATTTAAACCTTTGTGCCTTAAATCAACTATTAATCTATCTTCTGCGGAATCAGCTATAATAAGTTTGTTTGTTGCTACGTTTGAACAGATAACTGCGAGTTGCTCCATTCGTAAACCATTCTGATATAAATGCTCTTTAACGTAAATCTTTTTATGGTCTTTGTCTATTGCTACTTCAATAAGCGTATCAGGGTCAATGCTAAAACCAAAGTCTAAACCAAAAGAAGTTGGTAAATCATTTGGATTGAATTTTCCAAAACTCCAATTAGTGAATACAACTCCCTCTGCTTTTTCTAACCAACCGCCTAAAATTTGATGATTATATTTTTGCGGTCGCCTTACTTTCATATCTTCTATTTGAAGTATAAAAGATTCAGAAAGGTTTTCGTAGTTATCCAAGTAAGTAGTGTGAATGTAAGTAGTATCTTTTTTAATTATATTACTTCCATCTTTTACGCCTTTAGATTCAAAGAAACGTTTATATATGAAATGCTCTTTTGTAGCAGGGTTTAAAACTAATATAACTCTATTCTGAATACCTTTTGCACGTATTGAAAAGTCTATTTTATCGAAAGTATCTTCATCAGTTAGCTCTTCTGCCTCATCTAATACCCAAGTAGTAACACCTGCTAAAGATTTTAAGTTTGCGGTTTGCGTTCCTGAACTTGTTTTAATACCTTTAAATAAGATTTTAGAACCTGTAATTTTATTTATGATTTCATCTTTAGTAATATAAAAATCATTGTTTAAATCGGCTGTTTCAATCTTATCGATAAATTCAGGAATAATAGAAACGTGTGCAGAAGTTAATGTGTAACGTGTAAACAAAATAACGTGTCCTACTTCATAAGTAAGAAGTAATAAAAACGAATTAAGGGAGTAAGATTTCCCTGAACCCCTACCCCCTGTAATTACAAAGTATCTACTATCACTTCCTAATAGATTATATTTTTCATTCAGATTTATTTCCAATTTTAAATATATCTTTTATATTGAAATCGTTTAAATTGTGAGTTGTTTCAATTGTTTCTTTTGGTTTGCCACAACCATATTCAATCAATAGTTTAGCTGCTGCAATTCTATCACGTGAATTTTCATCACTATTAATCATAATAGAAGCTAATACTGCAAATGAATTTTCTACATGCGGACTTGCTAAATCAACGCCTTTCAATTCATTCTTTACTGATGGTCTGCCACCTTTATTTCCAATAGTACCTTTATTCTCTTTTCTCTTATCCATAATCAGTATAAATTAGTTAACTAATTTCTCTCATTTCTTTAGTAGTATATTCTAATTTTAACACAATTCTATCAAAATTTAAATCAGTAAAGTTAAGTTGCGTTATGCTTAAATCTTCGTTATCTAATTTACCTGACTTAATATAAGTTATAAAATCTTCTAATACTTTAATAGAGTTTTCTTTAAACCTATCTTTATCAATATTATTTTTCATTTGTCTGCACCTCGTAAACACGTTCAATTTCTCTTATCATATCACGCCAACAAGAACCGCAAGAAGTTGTCTTAAAATCAATGCTAAACACTTCTTTGTAAATAATCTTTAAACGTTCCTGTGCTTTAATTGTAAGTTGTTCAGGTTTGTTTGGTAAAAAGTCAGTTAACCAAGTAACATTATCTTCTGAAATGCAATTTGGTTGTCTGTAACTCCAAAGTTTGTTAAGTGCGTCTTTACGTTCTTCGCATCCGCAATCAATTCCTGTTACTTCTGAAATCTTATCTACTACTGCTTTTATACCTGTTGCAGTTGTGATTTGTTCTATTGTGTCGCCAAGTCCTTTGGCTTTTCTACCTCTTGCCATTTGTTATAATTTTATGTTATTTCTTAAAGTAGTGTTTTCTAATTTAAGATTTCTAATAATTTCGTTAGCAGCTTTATTCATATTTTCTAAATCTTTATTTTTTTTATTTAATTTAAAATTTTCAATTTTAGCTTCAACTAACTTATCAATTAACATTTCTAATATTTCTTCGTTATCCATATTTTTTATTTTAAATTATTATAATCTTCTTGGAATAATTCTCTTAATTTTTTCTTGTGTGCTTTTAGCGAATGAAATATACTTACAAAACTTATGCCAGTTTCTTTTGCTAATTTACGCATTGATATGTCGTTATCTCTATAAATTGTGAATAGCTTTTTATCGTACATATCCCAGCTATTAACTTCGGCTTCGCATTTGGTTCTAAACTTATACCATTCTATTTCATAATTCTCATCAAAGTCATCTTCTATTGGCGTGTCTATTAATTCTTCTGTCCCAAATTTATTATAGAATTGGGACAAATATACAGACCGAATAACAATAAATAAATACCCTTTGTTTAGTTTACCATTTGTAAAGCATTTTTCTTCGCTTGAATACTGGTGCAATTTTAAATATGTTTCTGAAACTATATCCTCGCAATAAGACTTATCAAATATCTTTGCATATTCAATTAGTTGTTTATGGTGTTGAAATAGTTTCTCTAACATTTTATTTTAAATAAATCAGGAATAGCTAAACCTGAATTAATAACTTTAAATATATAAGTCATTGTAAGAACGTTGCTATTTTTGTAAATATAGTAATTTATTT